ATCTACGGCGGTCTCTACCTCCGTTTGGAGCGCCAAGGCGACCTGGCGGGAACTACGGTCACCTACAGCGATAGCGCTGCGACGCCGCTCACCGGCAACCTGAACAGCGCCAAGATCCAAATCAACGGCTTGATCTACGTGGACATGGAGATTGCCAATGTCAGTCTGACCTACCCGGTCACGCTCACCGTGACAGCCGGCTACGCAGCGCTCAACCCGCTGCTAGAGATGGCGCTCCTCCAGCGCGTGGCGCACCATGTGGCAAGCCGCGGCGATGACACCATCGCGCTCGACTCCACCTATTGGGATCGCATCACGGGCATGATGGGCAAGGGGATCGGGTAATGGCTGGCCATGTGCCATCCGGGATGCTGAGGCTCTCCATGACAGTGCAGAATCCAGTACGCACCGTTGACGCAGTTGGCCAGGCGGAAGTCTCATGGCTCAGTGTCGCCAACATTGCTTGCCACATTGATTCAGCGCGTACGAACGAAGTGGTGGACGATCTTGGCGTTAACGCCCGTTCCGATTGGCGCATCCTTGCCGCTTGGCATCCGGCAGTGACCAGCAACAGCCGACTTCTGTACCTGGACAACGGCACCGAACGCGTGTTCAACATCCGCGCCTGCTGGGACAGGGATCAGAAGCGCCGACGCTTGGAGATTGAAGCGACGGAGGTAACGGAATGAAAGCCACCCAAGTAACCCTGAAGACGCAATTCCGCGACGGCAACGTCCGCGCTGCGTTGGCTCGTCTTGGGCCCAAAGTCGCGCAGAACGTAATCAAGCGATCGATGCGTAAGGCGCTTGACCCAGTGCGCACGGCGCTTCGTGAAACTTGGGTAGCCGCCGGGTATCGCGGTAAGCCGCTTCACCGTCGGGCGATCGATAAAGCAACCCGCATCGATGTCCGACGCGCTGGCGGTGGGACAAGCGCCGGGATCACTGGCCGTGTCGGCGTCATGTACGGCAAGTCGGGCGGCGTGGGCGCTGGTGGTCGACAGAAGATTTGGCACTTGTTGGAAGGTGGATTCCGGCACTACGCCAAGGGATCCAAGGCTTACGCCAACTTCAGCAAGGACGCCAAGGCAGAGCAGGGCAACTACAAAGCGATCATCGCCGCCAAGCGCCCAGCGGCACTGGCAGGGCCACGATCGGAACGAGCCGGCAAACTGCGCGCAGTCTTCGCCGCAGCACGCGAGGCAGCGCCTACGTTTGTCGCAGAGCGCTCCGGACGCACTAAGGCGCGAAAGAGCGCCACGGCTAAACAGATCGCGGGAGCGTGGCGTTCTCGCGCTATTGCTTCGCGCATGATCCCGGACGCCACACACAAACTCCGCGACTACATCTTGCAAGCGGCAAAGGAGGCTTTACGTGCCGGTAAGTAGAAGCCTGACGGCAATAACCGAAGCGCTGTACGCGTACTTGTCGCCTCTGATCGGCACGGCTGAATTGTCGCCGCGCTGGCGTCGCCAGGGTGACGCGCTGCCGTACGTCGTATATGAGTTTACCTCTGCTGTTTGGGCGCAGACCACAAACGAAGTCACCAACATGGTCACGCTGACCGTCAACTTTTCATGCGTTGCCGGGACAGTTGCGGAAGCGCTCACCGTTGCCGATGACATCACGGACGCGTTCAAAGTCAGCGTGACAGAAACCAAGATCACCTTCCACATGGTTGATATCAACATGAGAACGCTCGACGCTGTACCCGATGACGGTACAGGCGATGCTGAACGAATTATTGTAGTTACCACGACATTCCTTACCCACGACGAAAGTTAAACGATGCCAACGACATACACAGCCGGCTACGGCGGGACACTCACAATTAACTCGGCAACCATTCCGGTACAGAACGTGACGATCGACCTATCGCGCCAAGAGATTGACATCACCACCACGCTTGACCTTACCACGCTGGCAATGGCTGGCCGTCTGACGCGCAAAATCACTTGCACGGCGATGGCTACAACCGTCGCGGAAACGGCGCTCACGCTGCTGATCAATACAGCAACGGACACTAAGACCGTGGTGGCATGGACAGACGGCAACTCGGGCACGTCGTACAGCATCACGTGCATGTTGTCGAGCGCTAGCCGTTCGTACGACGGGCAGGGCGCTGCAACGATTAACTTTAACTTCTCCGAGGCAAAGGTCTAATGCCAATCGGAACCGAATATCTAGGCGACGGCTGGCGCGATGCCGACATCGAAGGTTTGCCACCTCTCCAAGTGCGGCGGCCAGTGATGCGCGACATCGCCGGCGGCGGCCAGTACTGGTGGATTGCGTGTGTGCGCTGCGCCGACGGTACGCCGTTACTTGCTGAGGGCGTAGCCGCTGCCGATTTGCGCGTGGAAATCGGTAACGCCATCATCGCGGAGGTAATGAAAGAGCGCCCTATTCAAGCGCCGAAAGGCGCATCTGGAGGATGACTCCAGCAGCTCGAATGGATATGCCAGTCGGGCTGATGAGTGAGGCGACGCCGGAAGAACGGATTGAGAGTCTGCTGATCACGATTGCTTGCGCGCTCACACACGCACCAGCGCACAGGATTGCACCATGGCGAATGACTTAAAAGCATCGGTAAGCATCACAGCAGACACGAGCGGATTGATCTCCGGCGTGAATGGTGCCATGGAAAAAATCAATCGGGTAAGCGCTAGTAGCAGCGCGATGGCTGGCATGATGGGCGCACAAAAGGTGCTGCAACTCGCGCAGCAAATGTACAGCGCTATCTCGGATCGCTCTGAGCATCTGTCGAAACTCGCGCACACGTTCTCGCCGGAAGCAATGACCAGTGCCGCGAATCTGTCACAGGCGCAACTGAAATCAGATATGGCTGTTGGTCAAGCCATGGGCCCGGCACAGGCAGGAATCGACCGAGCCAAACAAGACGCCATAGCCGAAGAGACTGCCAGCACACTTAAGAACGCGGAAGAAATTGGGAAGGGCATGATTGTTCTAAACGCTATTTGGACCCAAACATCAATGATGGCTACCGAAGCCGCAAACAACACACTTATGGCGATGGGCGCTATGACTGACATACCGGAAGTGGTTAAATCAGCCGCAGCCAACCCAATAGATAGTGTGATGGGCGCAATGGGTGGTCAAGCCGGTTTACCAGTTCTAAATGCGATTGGCGAGCTACTTCAAGGAATGTTCGCAAAGGTAAAGGGAGACTAATGGGAGCGCTAAAAATCGTCCGTCACGCAGCTGGCCCACAGTACAAGGTTCAAAGCCCTGGTCAACCGTTCACGATGACCGAGTCTTACCTCGTATCGTGGATTCCTGTTAACGAGCAGGACGTACAAAGCCTGCCGGAAGATATCGCAATCATCGTTGCGGCATCTGAAACTGGCGCAGGTGGATTGTACATTCCAAAAGTGCAACAGCGGTACATAGGTTGCGACGCAAATGCGTCTTTCCTAGTCTGCGAGTCGGTCGATTGGCGCGTGATGCCTGGTGCGCTGAAGACTTGGATGGTTACCGCAAACTGGTCGAGTCTGATGGAGTTTCAGTACAACGCAACAGTGCCAGAGCCGTGGACGCGGGTTACGCGCACAAGTTCCATGCGGCAAATGCCTATATGGCGAGTCGATGCCGCTATACCGGCTGAGCCGTACACGTTCCCGCCGACGGCGGCTGGCGGCGACATTGGCGGTACGAAGGTCGACGTTCAAGGACAGCCGGCAAATCGGTTTGTACAGCAGATGCAAATCATCTGCGAGTTCTACTACGACCGAACATTCACGCTCGGGCCCAATGGAGCAATCTCTCCGGAGCCTGGCCCGTACTTCAGCGGATGGCTTGGTACGCGCAACTCGGAAGCGTTCCTTGGCTATGACGCCGGGCAGATCCTTTGCAACGGGATCAGCGTTTCGCCCGTGAACGATCAGATTTACATCATGCAGTTCAAGTTCCTCTTTGATTGGATGTCGTTCTTTGAGCAGCGCCCAGCGCCCAACACGGGCGGCGCGTCGTTCCTTGCAGCGGCAGCGTCTACGTTCCTTGATGTCCCGTACAACCAGGCATCAAAGATCGCCTGGTACCAACCCTATCCGGATCGTGAGGATCTGAAACTCATGTTCCCGGAAGCGGTCTACGACGCGTTCCTCACGGCATTGCCAGCGGTCAATACGTGCGTCACACCAGGTCGAAGTCTTGCAAGCAAGCAATTTGATTTCGGAACATGAGTAACCAACGCCCCATCTTCAACAGCGGCCTCTACGGTAAAGCTAACCGTACCGTGATGAACGCATTCATGGAAACAGCGGACACGCTGGCCGCGAATCAGGGCGCTATTGATTACGCATACCGAGCATCGATGCCGGAGCCGTTTGCTACACGGACGTTCCTTGCACGTATTCAAACGGCTACGGTGATCACTGCCGGCTGTCGGTGGTCTTACGCCGGAACAGAATCGGTGCTGCTGTCGGCTTCGCCCTGGCATGAAACGGTAACAGGCACTCAGTACGACTTTACGGGCGCTATCAACCTGCGCGAGATATTCAACAGCAGCAGCACGGACATTGACGGCATGGATTTGACTTCGCCAGCATCTACTGTGGGCCCAGTTGGTTCGTACTACTCGTCCGGATGGGTTACTACAAGTCTGGAAGCGCTCGTAGTAATGACCGTCGCATACACGAAGACGGGCGCAGCGTCTTACTACTTTGATCGACCTAACCCTATCCGGTGCACCTAATGGCCAACCTTACGCTCGTAACTCCCATCCCGCCCCAGGTCATCTGCAAAGGTGAGGTCTTCGCCGTCTCGATGCACGTGCACGATGATGGTGCAAACTTCCACTGGACGAACGCAGGATTTACGCCTAAGGGTTATCTCACCGTGGGCACGGTCACCGTGCAAGGCACTGGCGCGGTAGTCAACGCTGGCGGCGGCACTGCCACGGTGTCTTGGACTTCTGTGCAAACGCTGACACTTGACGCCAACGCTTGGGGCACCATCGTCATCTACGCCGACCCGACATCCGGCAGCGAGAACCGACACATAGCGACCATCTTCGCACGCATCACAGCAGAAAGCATTCCCTGATGTACACCTCAATGTTCCGTAAGGCGATGCTGGGCGACACGGCTACGCTGAATCTCGACTTCACCACTGGTGTGCTCGACTCGCGGCTGACCTTCACGCGCGCCGCGGGCACAGCGACCTACACCAACAGCAGCGGCTACGTCACGACCGCAGCAGCGAACACGCCGCGTTTCGACTACGACCCGGTGACGCTTGCGCCGCGTGGGCTGCTGATTGAAGGTTCGGCAATAAATGTGTGTCCACGGAGCCAAGAATTGACCACTGGTTGGCTCAATGCAAACATGATTACGCCAACCAATCCGGCAATAGCAGATCCATTTGGCGGAACTTCGGCAACATGGAAATTACTAGCAGCAAGTGGGTCAGCATTACATTCATGGCGGCACGCTGTAATTACACTTACAGCAGCGGCATATACCTTTTCGTTTTGGGCAAAGGCTGCTGAATATGATCGCGTAGTGTTTTCTGATCCGGGGTCTGGATTAGGTGCGTGTACGTTTGTTCTTACTGGGAATGGAACTGCAACCGTAGTTGGTGGTGCTACAAATCCACAAATAACGCCGTATCCCAATGGTTGGTATCGATGCTCAGTAACGATGACTACTTTGGCAACCACTTACGCCTTTGGTATTGCTGGTTATCCATCCGGTGCAACACTTAGCAACTTCGGAGCCACATATACAGGCACTGGTACTGATGGTGTATACGCCACTGGCTTACAAATTGAACTAGGTTCCGGTGCAAGTTCTTACATCAGCACGGGCGCAAGTCAGGTCACGCGGAATGGCGATTCATGCGTGATGACCGGGACGAATTTCTCATCATGGTTTGCAGGAGCAACTGAAGGCGTCTTGTTTGCTCAGTATGAAAAACCACGAAGCCAATCCGGGAACGCGGCGCACGACTTTAGTGCAGTCGGTTCTCGATATACCACTGGTGCTGGATTCATCCTTTACGCCGGAAATTCCAATTACTACCCAACAAACATTCTTTGGCCCACGGGTGGAGCCATCTTTGGTGGCGGTATCGCAACGGCGATCCCTTCGGTAACCAAACAAGCCGGAAAGTGGTTCGGTGGAAACGACGTAACCAACTATTCCAATGGAGTGGTCGGAACAACAGTTGCAGGTACTGGAACCCTTATTCCTGCAATGCTTTCCTTTGGTGCAAACAGCGCAACGGGTACGGAAGCCACTCGCGATTGGCTGAACGCTTGCATTCGTCAAGTGAAGTTCTATCCAACTGCGTTGTCCGATGCTGCTATTCAAACGCTCACGACTACCTAATCATGGACTACCTACTCCGCACCACCACCTACGCCGCGATGGAAGCAGCGCTAACCGCTGCCAACCTCGTGACCACCACCACGGACACGCAAGGCGACCCACAGGTACTCCCAGTGTCCGGCGCATATGTCGATCATGTGGGCCCGATCCCGGATAAGAAGGACATCAACGGGAACGTGATTAGTCCGGGCGACACGCGCTGGCACACGAACCTACGGGTGACCTTCAACCTCACAGCCGCACAGGTTGCGCTGTTGCCGACGTTCATGCCAGCGCCGACCATCCCATACCGCGTGTTCGCATGATCCACCTCGCGCTCTTCATCATCCTGATCCTCAGCGGCGGATGCGCTTCGCAGACGGCCTTGATATCGCACGCCGCGACATCGAGCGCAGCAAGCGCAGCGGTAGCACGGGCGCATCTGGTGGCGGCAAGCGCCGAGCTCGACAGCATCGAGGCGCAGGCGAACGCAGTGCACCAGGCCATACCGTTCGTCTCGGATGACCAAAGTCCGATCTTTTCTACGCTCCAGTATGTCTCGGTTGCAGTGGTGGCCGCTGTGATCGGAGCACTTATCTACACCTACATACCACGAGGCCGCTGATGCTGACTACAGCCCAATACACGACATGGCTCTTAGGACTCGTAATTCTTACCTTCGCTGCCGGGTGCAGTGTTGGTTCAACCTTCCGTCGCACCCGCATTTCTACAAAGGCTTCCAATGCTCAATCTCGCAAGCGCTGAATCGTTCTTAGGATCAATTTTCTTCGCTACCACTTTGGGGCTAATTGGTGCCCTGGCAGGATATTTTTGGTGCCGGTCTAAGGGCGGCAAATGAGTCGACGAATGTGCTGTGGAACTACGGAAGAGCACACGCCGGATGCCGGGTGTCATGCCGTTCCTACTGGATGGAACGCGCGGACCTATCGCATTGTCTTGCCACGCTTTGATGCAATGTCACAAGGGCGCGTGATACCAGGCGTTCCTCTTGATCTTGAAGACACAGGCATTTGTTCCGGCAACGAAACCAATACCGGTTGGTTGGCTACATTGTGCGAGTACATCCCGGAAACCTATTATTTTCATCGGAAAAAGACCTTTCCGCTTTGTACTGGTAGCGGACTATTGCCATTTTGCCACCAAGCATTTGGGCCTTGCACACAGTTTGTCGCAGCGTCAAACATTGCATTTTCAGGTTCCGACTTAAACGCTGGTAACTCGTACGCGAAATCTTACTTCTCAGGCAACGTAACTGGGGACTGGGCGCAACGGTCCGTGTATTTGTCTCGTTGTTCGCTGTGTGAAGCGTCAGCGGTACAAGGCTTCCCAGGCAACGCAAACCGGACTTACTTATCTTTGCAAATTGCAATTCGGTGTGGTTACAATGTGCAAGACTGCGGGCCAACCGGCCCGACGTCTTTGCGCTTTACAACTTCCGGGTACTTTGCTCGCTACTATTCTGACCCTTGGACGGCCAGCGAAGGCATTGCGCCAATCGTCTACCTAAAACAATTAACGCACACCAGTACGTCCTACGGTCCGTCTTGCGATACAGAAGATGGCAATTGGACGGTCACCGACCAATGCCGTAAGTCTTGGGAGAAAGGAACGCTATTAGATTTTCCAATAGACATAGTGCCGACCGAAATACAAATCGAGCGGCTGACCTAGAGGCCATGCGCCGGGAACATCCAGAGATAAATGGTTTCGGCGATGCCGTCGCCGCTGCCACAAAGGCTGTAGGCATCAAGCCTTGCGCTCCCTGCGCCAAGCGCCAGGCAGCGTTGAACCGAGCCACGCCAGGGTGGCTTTCTAGAATTCTGTTGCGAAGTTCCCAACTGGTCGATAGACTCAAAGCACGCGTATGGAAGCGCTAACGGGAGCCACGATGGCTCCGAGCGTCGCCAGCGCAATGCTTTGAGAGGAGCATTCATGGTTGATCTACTGCTAGTTTTATCGGGGTGTTTCGCAATGGGCGTCTTTATGCTCATGCTGCTTGACCCATCGCACGAATCCTGCAAGCAGGAGGTGCGCAAGTGAACGAACTCACCACCAACGAAATCAATCCTGGGGCGATCGTCAAACGCAACGAAGAGGTGTGCCGCATCGTCGGGCCCATCGTCCGT